ACTGAGTTGGAAGTTGTCGAGGCTTCTCGATACATCGTTAAAGCTTATCTATTTAAGAATGCTGAAGATGGCGTTGCATGGGCGACAGGGTACGCTGAAGAAACAGTTACTAGCCGAGGTGTTAATCAGACTTCAGCACTGGAGAATTGCGAGACTTCGGCAATCGGCAGAGCACTTGCAAATGCAGGTTATGCGCCTAAAGGAAAGAGACCAAGCCGAGAAGAAATGACTAAGGTCGTTGCTACAAAAGTAGTAAAGCCAGCAGTTCAAGATGTCAAAACAGATGATCAAGATTACTGGACTACACCTGTTGGAGAATATCGGGGTGTAGTCGATGCACCTGTAACACTTGAAAAGGCTATGGAGAATGTAGCTGCAATCATGGGAACAGGTGAGGCAGTAGAAGCACCAAGCTGCGAGCATGGACACATGCAATGGCGTGAGGGCGAAAAGAATGGAAAGGCATGGGGTGGCTACTTCTGCAATACAGCGATCTCATCGGCACATAGATGCCCTACCAAGTGGTACACACTGGGATCAGACGGAAAGTTCCAACCACAGAAAGCGAGAGTTTAATGGGAAATATCGGAATCAAGATAAATGGTGAGTGGGTTGATCTGATGTCAGCCTTCGTGCCATGTCAGTTATGCAATGAGCCAGTCCAGATTAAGAACCTGGTTGATTTATCTCAAGATGCAGTCAATGGCACAGTGTCATGGCAATGCTTGAAATGCAGCACAGTCAATGGCTAAGTTTAACTTTGATGAGATTTATAGATCTCCAGTAGATCGACATATATACAGCTTTAGCGGATATGGTGGCGTAGAGAATTGTTCGGACTGCGATTCATTCGTTCAAGTTAATGAGTATGATCGCATTCATGATGGTGCTGTTCTATTCTTCTGCAAGAATTGTGAGAACAAGCATCACCTATGACCCAACATAGGAAACACAGAGGTTTCCGCACAGAGCGTGTTGTCGCACAGTACCTATCGACTGTCTGGCAAGGCGCATGTGTGGGAAGGGGTAGTGGCAAGGATATTGTTAATGTGCCGTTCGATGTTGAAGTCAAAGCCCGCGCTGGATTTCAACCGAAAGCATATTTAGCACAGCTGAAAAGCCGTACAGCCATTTCGGGGGAATTAGGCTTTGGGGTTATCAGACTCAATGGACAGGGTGAAGATGCGCGTGAGTATGCCGCCATCATCCGACTTGAGGATCTCTTGCCACTACTCATATTAAGATATGGTCACCTAGACAAAGAACCTACTGAGGCAGACATAGACCGATGCTCTGGATGTGGGTCATACATGATAAGGAAGTGCTTAACTTGCCAACCTATGATTACAAGTGCACCAGATGCAATCTTAATCAAGAGATCAATCACGGATGGAACAATCGACCAGTGATCTTGTGCAACTATTGTAATGAACCGATGGTTAAAGTTATAGGGGCAGCAGCTACACACTTTAAGGGTAAAGGCTTCTACAGTACGGATAAATAGTTATCCACAGAAGTTATCCACAGCCGGTGATTAGGAGGAACTATGAAACGAAACACCGCTCTGAGCAGGACTTATACAAATGGATTTGACAGCAATGGTACGCTAACGGCGCAGAGCCTCTCAAAGGCTCACCGCGAGCCCCTTAGGGGCGTAGCTCGCGGGGTGCTAGTAGCTATTGGGATAGCTCTATGCATCATGCCTGATGCAGGTGGCTCTAAACCAGTGCAATATGTAAGCTATAAAGAATATGCTTTACATTCATTAGGCTATAACTATAAAGAGTTTAAGTGTTTAGAGATACTCTATACAAAGGAAAGCAACTGGAGACCATTGGCTCGTAATGGATCACATTATGGTATTCCTCAAGGGCGCAGTGAGTATCTATCTAGGGTTGATGGCTATAAGCAGATACAATGGGGATTGAAGTACATAGGGCATAGGTATGGTGAACCATGCATAGCCTTAGATCATTGGAAGGCTAAGGGATGGCATTAGATAAGCTGAACAGTAGGCGATACCGCGAGCAGCGCGAACGCGTGTTCATGCGGGATGGTCGCTTCTGTCAGATATGTGGCACAGATGAAGGCGAGATGCACATCGACCACATAATTCCACGCAAGGCAGGTGGTGATCACAGTCTTGATAATCTAAGGGTGCTGTGCAAGTCATGCAACCTGCGCAAGGGCGCGCTCAATGATGGGGTTTTTTTATCTAAGACGGCTACCCCCCCTGTCTTTTCAACCTATACCTCCCCGATGCAGTCCGAACCGATGCTGGATAGTCCGTTTAAGACCCGACCCAGTCCAGACCAATGACAACTAAGCCCAGAAAGTCCAAAGCCCTACGAGGGGCAACTAAGCCACGGCTTCACAGTCCACTTCTTAAAGGCGAAAACAAGCTGCAAGATGTAAAAGATCTATGCGCAATAGTAAAGATGGATCTCATGCCGTGGCAGGAGTTCGTGCTCAAGGACATGCTTACTGTGGACAAAAAAGGCTCTTGGATTCGTAAGACAAACCTGATTTTGGTTGCTCGTCAGAATGGTAAGACACATCTGGCGCGTATGTTAATCCTTGCACACTTGATTAAGTGGAACACCAATGTCCTTATTATGAGCTCGAACAGAAGCATGGCACTAGACACCTTCCGACAAGTAACTAGCCTATTGGAGACCAATGACCACCTTAAAGGATTCGTTAAACAGATCAGACACGCCAACGGCACAGAGTCTATTGAGATGCTATCTGGAGCAAGGCTTGATGTTGTCGCAGCAACTAGAGACGGCTCTCGCGGTCGATCAGTCAATGGACTGCTCTACATCGATGAAGTCCGAGAGATCACAGAAGATGGATTTAGAGCTGCTACTCCTACAACTAGAGCTCACCCAAACTCTCAAACGCTTCTTACCTCTAATGCAGGAGACGCTTTCAGCACTGTACTCAACGACCTACGAGAAAGAGCTATCGACTACCCACCCAAGTCTTTTGGATTTTATGAATACTCAGCTCCGCAATACTGCAAGATAGACGATCGCAATGCATGGGCTTTGGCTAACCCCTCTCTGGGATACACCATCACAGAAGAGGCGATCGAGGAGGCGATTGCTACTTCACCGATTGAGAACACGCGTACTGAAACTCTTTGTCAATGGATCGATTCGCTAAGCAGTCCGTGGCCACATGGAATCTTAGAAGATACATCGGATAACACGCTAGAAATGAGTCCAGGGGCTTATACTGTATTCGGTTTCGATGTCAGTCCTTCACGCAGGAACGGATCATTGGTCGCAGGACAACTTCTCCCAGATGGGAGGATTGGCATCGGAATCTTGGAGACTTACAGCTCTCAGGTTGCTATTGATGAGCTAAAGATGGCAGCAAGTATAAAGGCATGGTGCGACATTTATAAGCCACGGTTAGTCTGCTTTGACAAGTACGCAACCCAGACAATCGCAGATCGATTAGCCAATGCGGGTGTCATGATCGAGGATGTCTCAGGTCAGCAGTTTTACAAAGCCTGTGGCGATTTATTAGAAGGCTTGGTCAATCATCGAGTTATCCATAATGGACAAGAGGAACTGATCCAGCAGATGAATAACTGCGCAGCTAAGGTCAATGATTCTGCTTGGAGAATCATTAAACGAAAGAGTGCTGGAGATATCTCAGCCCCTATTGGCTTGGCTATGGTCGTCAGCAAGTTAATGATCCCTCAACCTAAACCACAAATCTTTACTTAGACACACCCATATCACATTGTCTAATTGCTTGACAAATGCTATAGTTTCTGTCTATGGGTAGAATCTTGCAGACATTCGGGCTTGAACCTAAGCCACAATTACAAGCTCAGTCCGCACCTCAGGTGCTTGGTGAGTATTCACCTTATGCAATGCCCTTTCAGTATGCCTTCATCGGCAGAAGCGAAGCGATCTCCGTCCCAGCACTTATGCGCTGTCGCAATCTATTGTGTGGAACTATCGGAGCAATTCCTTTAGAGCTTTATAAAAAATCTACTAATGAAGAACTCGGCTCACCTGCATGGTTAGAGCAGCCTTCATATTCACAGCCACGATCTGTAACAATCGCTTGGACTGTTGATTCACTTCTGTTTTATGGGCAAGCCTTCTGGAAAGTTGTTGAAGTTTATTCCGAGGATGGTCGCCCTTCTCGCTTTGAGTGGATCGCTAACCATCGAGTAACTGCAACACTAGATAGCACCAATACTTTTGTTAGATCTTATGCAGTTGATGGCACTACTTTACCAATGGACGGATTGGGATCTTTAATCACTTTCCAATCATTAGGCGATGGCATTCTTAACACTGGAGTGCAGACAATTCGCGCAGCTATTGATGTCCAGAAGTCAGCAGCGATTGCAGCAGCCACTCCAATGAGTACTGGCTTCATCCAAAACTCAGGAGCTGACCTACCACCGGCAGAAGTGCAAGGATTATTAGCGGCATGGAAAAGAGCTCGACAGAATAACTCTACTGCTTATCTAACAAGCACTTTGG